CGAATATCCGAAGATACACAGTTTATGGAAACGACAAGGATGGTATTTTGATGAACAATGTAAAAAAGATCCAACCAAACAGCAAGGAAGACAATCTTTTATTGTTGGAGACTATGCTTGTGAGGAGTTTGGGAATATCAAGCACTGGGACGTCGAAGAGAAAATTGACGGCACGAATATCAGAGTGTTTTACAAAGACGGTGAAGTCAGATTTGGTGGTCGTACCAAAGATGCGCAAATACCATGTAATTTGCTCGACTACTTACAAACATGGTTTACCCCATCGTTGCTTAGTGCTCGGTTCGCTGATAAAGCTGGCATTGGCACCCAAGTAATCCTTTTTGGGGAAGGTTTTGGTCCAAAAATTCAATCCGGGAGCTACTACTCTGAGCGGGTTGGATTTTGTTTATTTGATGTGAAAGTGGGCTCATGGTGGCTGGGAAAAAATGTGGTTAGACATTCTATTGCTGAACAATTGGGTGTTACTTCTCCCCCATGTCTAATGACCACGGCAACTGAACAAGAGATCATTGAATACGTAAAGCAAAAGAATCCCTCCAGCTTTGCCATGAATGATCCCGATCGAAAGCACGTCATGGAAGGCGTGATATGCCGTCCCGTCAAGACCATGCTTTTTAGAAATGGAGATCCCATAATGTACAAACTTAAATGTCGAGAATTTTAATGAAGAGATTTTGGGATAAAGTTCAAAAAACCAATACATGTTGGAACTGGATAGGGGCAATTAAATCTAATGGATATGGATTATTTTGGTGGGAAAGGAAAAACATTTCAGCTCATAGATTTAGTTATATACTTAACAAAAGTATCATATTAAATGGATTTAATGTTTGCCATACATGTGATAATCGTAAATGTGTTAATCCAGATCATTTGGTCGCTTGTACTCAATCTGAAAATTTAATAGATGCATATAAACGGAAGCGCAAGACTTCGGTTCGAAGAAAATTGACTGATGAGAAAGTTATATCTATTAGATCAAAGTATTCAAAAGGGAATTCTTATAGAAAATTAGCGAAAGAATATGGTGTTAGCACTTGTTGCATCGTACTAATTATAAAAAATAAAACTTATGCAAAGGAATCCTAATGTCTTTTTCTGCCCAATACGATATTCCAAAGACGAAACATGCCAAGTTAGGAAATTATATCATTACTTTGGATCAGATCCACGGAGTCATGATGTCAAAAGCCGACAGCAAAGATTTCCCATACCAAGTGTTTGTCACATACATGGACAAAGAACGAGGCGCCCACACAGTAGTTCTAGAAATGAGTAGTAAAGAAGTGGCCGAACAAGCTTGTAGTAAAATAGCCGAACAGTTAGGTGCAATCTAATTCTTGTGTTAAATTTGAATTTTAATGTTTACAATGGGGTTAACCATCAAAAGGATGTTAAATGGCCAGCCCCATGTCCGATTATTCATATTCAAACGAATCACGAGACTTTCTTAACGATTACACCAAAAAAGTCAAATCGGACCCACGTCTAGAATTTCACCAAGACATCATCCAAGACTTCGGTGAGTCATATGAAAGGGCATATCAATTATGGAACCCATATTACGCAGAAGCATATAAAGACCTTTCTTATTATTTGGGAAATCAATGGTCATTAGAAGAGCTGTCTTATTTAAATAACCAACGTCGATCTTCTTTTACTTATAACAAAACTTTCCGACTTATTAATCTTGTGTTGGGCCGCTTTTCCAGCACCATGCGCGGCTATTTAGTCGAGCCGATTGAGAACTCATCCCAAGAAACTGCCGAGATTATGACTGATGGGCTGCAATACATCATGCAGTATGGCAATGGGCATGAAGTCGTTAAAAAGGCTGTAAAGGGCGCTTTGACCACCGGTATGTCGTTTGTTTCCCCATGGATAGACTATAGAAATGATCCGGTATCGGGCGACATCAAGTTCCATCAAGATGAGTGGAATGCGGTGATCCTGGACCCATTCCTTACAAAAAAAGACTTGTCAGATTGTTCTTTTATTGCCCGCAGAAAGTTCTTAAGCCGTACCGAAGTCATATCATTATTGCCCGATAAACAAGAAGAGATTGAAAAGCTGCCGTGGGGAACGCGGGATGATAAATTCACTTACATGCCATATGCCCGGCAATGGGGTATGCAAAAACTTCTGAATTATAACGAATACTGGAGAACCAAGTGGGAAACCAAAGATGTTTTGGTAGACATGCAAACGGGCGAAATGAAGGAATGGGATGGCGACAAAAAACGTTTGTATTTGTTCAGAAAAATGTTTCCACAATTAGAGATAGTAAGAAAACCAGTACGTACAGTTGAACTTGGTATAATTGTAGAAGGTCAGTTATTATATTATGGTACAGACCCCAACGGCCTTAACGATTACCCATTCGTGCCTTTCTTTGCAGTGTTCGAACCCTCATACGACTTGTATACATGGAAGATCCAATCATTGACTAGATTCGTTCGGGACCCCCAAACAGAACTGAATAAACGCCGCTCAAAAATGGTCGATGTCATCGATAATCAACTGAATAGTGGATGGATCGCCAAGACCAATAGTGTTACCAATCCATCATCTATGTACAAGTCCGGCCAGGGCCAAGTAATTTGGCTGAAGCCTGAAGCGCAGATGACCGACATTCAGCGAATCCCAAGTGCCGGTATCGATCCATCCCAGTTCCAATTGGAAGCCGAATTCGAGAAAGACATGCTGGAGATTTTGGGCCTAAGTTCAGAAAACATTGGCATGGCTGAGAACGAGAAAATTGAGACGGCTGGCATTTTGTCGAAATATCGTCAAATGGCTGGCTGGATTCCAATGCAGCATATCTTTGATGGCATGTGGGAATCCCAAAAACTACTAGGCGAGAAAACGCTTAAGTTGATGCAGGCCAATTATACACCAGAAAAAATCAAGCTGATTACGAAAAAAGAACCAACACCCGAGTTCTATTCCAAGACTTTCTCAAGATATGGAGTCACTGTCGAAGAAGGAATCTTGACCGATTCTCAACGCCAAAGCCAATTCGTACAACTTGTGGCATTGCATCAGATGGGAGTATTGCCACCAGAAGGCGTCCCATTAATCATAGAAAATTCAAATCTTCATGGCAAAAAAGACCTTCAAGCACTTGTGCAGAAAAAAGTCGAAGCCGACGCACAAGCCCAACAACAAGCAATGCAACTTCAGATGCAAAATCAGCAGACCGTTACACAAGCTGTCGGGGCGAAGGCCGAAGCCGATCGATCATTGGCTGCCGAACGTTTAAATAAAGTGGGTCTTGATGCCGCTTTATCAATGGAAAGAATCTCAAGATCTGAAGAAGACAGAACGGCTGGAGCGCTTAATATTATCAAGGCATTGAAAGAACTTGATGGAATGGATCTGGATAATCTGCACAAAAAACTAGCGCTGTTACGAACGCTTGAAGGGAAAGATGATTTACCCGCTAAAGTTGCTAAACCTGCTAAAAAAACATCATCCCCAAAACCTGCTTAATTGATGACGCCATTTTAAATATATACATAATATTTTATTCATCATGTAAAATTTGAATTAGAATATTTACACATAAAAATGGTGTTATGGACAAAAAAATGGCAAATGTCACGAAGGCAATGAAAATTGCTGAAAAAGACATGAAAAAAGATGAGAAGAAACCGGCAATGAAAGCTTTAAAGGGCGCTGTGAAAGAAAACGTCAAGCTGACTAAAGAAGACCGAGAAGTCCGTGATCCAGAGATCAAAGCTTATAAAAAGATGAAAACCAAGGGCTGCTAATGAAAGAGAGATTCCATGACCTGCTTACGAATAAAGATAACGATTATCGCCATCCGGTCCCTCAGAACAGCTACTCAAGAGAATTAGACTCACGGATCCAAGATTCAGAAATGCCTTATGGGTATTCGACTGACAGTCCACCAGCCGATACAGGCGATTTTAACCAAAGACGTCTTGAGTCCAATAAACAGTATTCCAAATCGAGAGGAAAGTAATGAAAGAACACAAACACGCGATGTACAAAAACGAAGTTGAAGAGCCTAAAGTCCCGATGCATGGGCATCAAGAATCGGGCATGGGATGCCACGACTTTAAGGGCGAAGCACAAGACATTGCTTATGGTCAAGCCGGAGAAATGGGCTGTAAGTCCGATTCCAAAAAGATGGGCGCTCAATTTAAGAATTATCACTGGGATTCAGACACCGGCGGAACTTCAGGTTACTAGGGTTAAAAAATGCAAGAAATTGGAGAGAGCCGACAGCAATGGGGATTAGCGGTTTGGCATGAAGCCGAAGAGATTGCTAATCGCCTGAAAAGCGACGAGAAGCCCTTTTACATTGTCTTTGCTGCTAAAGCGGACAAGGGTAGCCCAGGAACGTTTCGACAAGCCTTTCGCATGTACCGTCAACGTCCACCCAAACTTATAGGAATATTGGTTTGGTACGTCGACAACAAGCAAGGGGTCTTTCGATTAGTCCCAGAATTATCAATACCTCCCGATGTGCCGTTAGACGAGTCATTGCTTTCGAAAGACAGTAACGATTCATTCGCAACCATCGCGGAAGTTGGACAGAAGATGGGAGTCTTACTGTCTTAAAAATATGGATTAGGCAAGCAACCATAAGGGAATGCAATGGCTATCGACATGAAAGATTATGCGGGCGAATTAGAGTCTCCAGCCGCCGTGGAGCAACAAAATACTTATAACAGTTACGAAGCACAGTCGCAAAACGAAGAGTTAGGGTTGCCACCGATGCCTCCAGCTGCTCCAGTTGTTGAAAATGAAATTCAACATAAAGAACAGCCCCCAGCACCAGACCAACAAGAACTTAACTTCAGAGCACTCTCGGAATCTGTTGAAAAGTTAAAGGCCGAAAGAGAAGCAGAAAAGCGGGATTACCAACTCCAACTGGACATGCTTCGAGCCAATGTAAATAAGTCGCAACCCAAAGAAGCGCCAAAAACCAGACAGATGTTTGAAGGCATGGAGGACAACGATGTCCCAAATGTCGGTGAACTACGGAAGGCTTGGTCTGAAAGGGAATCGGCTTACAACGAACGGATCGAAGAACTACAGGTCGCAAATCAGCATAACGACTACGCCGAAGTATTAGGAAAGTACGGAAAACAACTTGCAGAAACCGATCCCGTTTTTTTACAGGGAATAAGAGGTGCGGAGAACAAGGCTTTATTTGCTTATCAGTATGCAAAAAGAGAACAAGAACTTCAGCAACTCCGAGAGGCTGTCAAACAGACCGCGCCACCACAAGCATCGCCATCGAGCATTACTGCTCAAAGAATAGTCGATAACGCCCGCAAGCCAGGAACACTGGCACAAGCTGGCGGACAATCAGTCCTGAGTAAGGCGGACTACTACGCGACGATGAGTGATGGCGAGTTTATGAAGATGGCCTCGAAATTCCTGGGCGAGATCTAACACATAAAGATTAAAAATGGCAATTACAGGTTTAACACAACTGCCTCCAGAGGTCCGAACTTATTTCGATAGACTGTTGCTTGCGCTAGCGCGACCATACTTCATCTACGATCTGTTCGCCCAAAAGAGACAAATCCCACTAAATTCTGGGGACCAATTGGTCTTCCGACGTTATGGGACATTAACAAGTGCTACAGTGCCGCTTACAGATGGTCAAACGCCACCTGGGGATCAACTGTCAGTCACAGACTTTAAAGCACAAATTCAATGGTACGGTTCATTCGTTACCATTACCGACCAAGTTCAATATGTCGTACAAGACCGAGTACTTAATGAAGCAACTAAAGTTCTTTCATTACAACTTGGCTTGACCCTAGATACATTGATCAGGGATATGATGGTATCTACCGCAAGTACTATTGCATGTCAATTTGGTCTAAACGGCAATATTCCTACAGAGATCACTGATGCAGATATACAAACTGCTATCATTGCATTACGTCAAGGGAACGCCAGACTCATGACAAATCCTCTACCTGGGGAAAACAAATTTGGTACGGCTCCCGTACGAAGTTCCTACTGGGGATTCATGTCTGTAGATCTACAAGCAGATCTAGAAGCCGTCTCTAGCTTTATACAAGCTGCCAACTATCCAAACCCAATGAATGCACTTGAAGCAGAATGGGGTGCAACTCGTAACTGCCGATGGCTCTTAAATACCAACGGATACAGTAACGGTGCATCACCAAACGTCTACAGTTCATTTATGCTTGGGCAAGAGGCTTACGGTGTGATTCGACTTGGAGCAAAAGAAGCCGAATTCATTGTAAAACCACTTGGCGCATCTGGTACAGCGGATCCACTTAATCAACGTGGAACAGTCGGCTACAAGTACCCATTTGCAACTCGTCTGCTCAATGATAACTGGATCACCAGAATCACATCAACACTGGCATCATCATAAGGAGCACACAATGGCAATAGTAAGAAAAGGTACTCTAACAGTACTGACAGGTGGAGCGGCCCAGAACTTGGCGCTAGGCTTCATTCCTAGTTACTTCAGAATGGTCAACAAAACCATTCAAACATCTGGAACAGTTACAGGTGTAACAAACGTAGAGTGGTGGGATGACATGGTGAATGCTTCTGCATACATCACTACGTACACCACAGGTAGTGGCGTTCTAAGCTACATCTCTAGCAATGGTATTACGCCTTTGGTCACACCAGATAGCAGCATCTATGCTGTTACAAATTTGGCAATCACAGGTATCAGCAAAGCAGCAAACGCAAGTATTACTGCTACGCATGCTTTTACAGCAGCAGATATTGGCGTGACAACTGTCAGTTTTCATGGCGTTGTTGGTATGACTCAGATCAACACTTTAAGTGGTGTGATCCAGTCCGTAACTAGCACGACAAGTTTCACTGTAAATATTAACACTACAAATTTCACTACATTTGTAGCCAGTGGAACACCAATTGCAAACGTCGTAACAGGAAACTACCCATTCGCATTACAAGGCGGAGTACCAAGCGCAACACGCGCCCCTGGATTCCCTCCAAGTCAGGCGACGACACCTCAGGTACTAAATGCAGCTTTGTATAACCAAGGCATCATTGGCTTGACATTGGGGACCACTTTAATGGTCAACACTAGCGATGTATGGGATTACCTTGCGTTGTTAGATGCACCATTTACAAGTGCGTAATGTTTTGGGGCCGGTCTAAAAAGCCGAGCCCCCTTTAATTAAGGGTGAAAAATGGGCCTGCGGAATATCCCACCATCAGTTACTTATCCGTCTCCCAACGAGTTCTTGGAAACAGTTTTTCCAATAACCGGAATCACCAATGCATCTCAGGCTACCGTTACTTGTGCTGCGTATCCATTCACTGCTGAAGACCAGTTGATTACCCAAATTACCTTCAAGCAAGTCGTAGGAATGCTTCCCATCAACGGCATTACATGTCTGATCACTAAGGTACTAAGTTCGACGCAATTTCAAATTGCTGTCGATACAACTAACTTCCCAATTTACCGTAGCGGCGGAGTGATTTGTATCGATACCGGCCAACCGCCAGTCGAAAAACAAGGGGCTCAGTACTTCAATACACCTTGGCAAAACATTTTATAAAAGGAAATTTAACATGGCAAGACCACGCAGAGTGCGAAAATTAGACGATGCAAAATCAGAAGTGATTGCTGAAAACATCCTTCAAGAGAATCCAGAAGGGCTCCCAAAGATTGATCACTCCAAAGTCGATAAAATCGTCGTAGCAAAATATGTTCCAGAATACAGGGATATCACCTTTTTGAATGGGCGCGATCCAGGATACCCATTGGATTTCCATTACTCCAGCAAGACACATCCTTTAAAGCTGTACAAATTGCTCCATGGGCAGAACTACAAGTTGCCAATCGAGATCATAGAACACCTTGAAGGCCGTAGCGAACCCGTATATGGATACCGCAAAGGTTTAGATGGCCACCCAGAGATGTATATCGTCAGCCGCAAGTTTCTATTCCAATGCAGAAACGTGCCCAGAAATGGAAGCGCAGCAGCCTAACCAAGGAAAGACATGTCAACTTTTACTACTTCGGGTTGGAATCGAGCAAACATCCGAACCAAACTTCGGAATGTCGTTGGAATGCCCAGCCAAGATCAATTGTCTGATGATTCGGCGAACGCCTATATCAACAATTATGGTACGTATCAGTTGCCACATGAACTTAAGATGCAAATCCAAAACAACTTTTTGGACTTCAAAACCACACCTGGGGTTAACACATACCAGTTCCCAGGTTCATATTTAACAGACGGACCCGGAGCTTATGCCGATGGATTTCCGCTGATCTTTTACGAAGATCCAGACATTTTCTATCAAGACTGGCCACAACAATACAACGTTGATGCCATTGCAGCCGGAGATGGAGTCCAAAATCAATTCGCAGGCAACACTCAGGGCTTCCCGATCATAATTGGGACATTTTTCATTACTGATGGCTTCCAAGTGGTCCAAGACACAGGACTACCACAAGTGATTGGAGTCACAATTGCAACGGGTAATGGCGGCACATCATATTCGGGAGTTCTTGGCGCGATCCCAGTCGAAATGGGAACATTCACAGCAATTGGCGGGATCGGCGCCGCTAGTCCAGAATCTTTTGCAGACAATGGAGATGGTACTTTAACGGGCTCACAAGGCGGCACAGGTACTATAGACTATACTACTGGGGCTTGGACTTTATCTTTCAACTCAGAGGTCGCAAATAGCCTTCTTATCCAATCTACATACAATGTGGTCGGCCTTGGTGTTCTTGCTGGAGATGGGTCTGGCACTTTGAATTATGCGACAGGGGCTTTTTCAGTCACCTTTGATAGTGCTCCTGCTAGTACTTTAACGGTCTACTCAAAGTACATCGCTTATACCGGTAACCGTCCCCAGGGCGTCTTATTTTTTCAGAACCAGTTCCAACTTATGCCTGTGCCAGACCAAGTATATGCTATTCGGATGCAAGGATTTGTTTTACCAATCCAATTAGTCAATGACACTGACATACCTGCCCAACCGGAATGGGGACCATTATATGCATATGGAGCGGCTTTGGAAGTCTTCGCAGACCGTGGAGACGTCGAGAATTATGACCGCTATTATCCGATCTTAAAGAAATTCGAAAACGTTGCGTTGTCTAGAACAATCCAACAATACACCCCAGAACAAGGCGTACCACGGTTTTAATATGGCTTATAATAGAAACATACCTCAACCAACCGATCTAATATCTAATAGCCAGCCTGCATTATTGGCAAACTTTCAAGCGATCGACAGTGGAACAACCCAATCAGGTATTGGATTTTCCCGAAATCATGTCACTATGACTGATGCTTCGAATGGCGGTCTTCATAATCGAATAGATTTTTTTCAGAATATTGCCGATCCACTAATTATTAGTTGGATTTCGTCTTTATATCCTAATACAACTAATTCAGCCCTTAACTATAGATTGGGAACAACAAACTTTCAATTGACTAACCTTCCAATAGTATCTACAAGCGGTTCTGGTTTTGTCAATTACAGCGTTCAGACTCCATGGGGAATCAAATTAAGTTGGGGACTTCTTTCCATCGTAACCGGATCTGCTCCTTTTACAGGTACGGCAACTTTTGCAATTCCATTTGCGGCCCTTCAATCGCTTACTGTCACAGCTCACAATGTTAATGGAGTGGGTGTCTCGACAGAAAATGAATCAACTACGGGATTTACAGCCTATTGTAATTCAGGAAATGCCGCTCGTTATTTTGCGATAGGCACCTAATGGCAAGCGATCTCGAGCCTTTTCTGATTTCCGAGTTCAAGACTGGTATAAATACTTATTTGCAACCATGGATACGCCCAGCCGATGCTTTTCAGCCTTTAAAGAATGCTTATATCTATCGTGGTACTGTCAATAAGCGAGCTGGATATATCCAATATGGCAACGATGTGCCAATAGCCCTTGTCATTACAGGGATTTCTAAAGCAGCAAGTGCAGTTGTTACAGCATCAAACGCATTCGACGCCGACGACTATGGCGTCACTACTATGACATTTTACAATGTAGCCGGAATGGTGGAAATTAACGGTTTGACCGGCACGGTTACTGCTTCTACCCCAACAACTTTTACCGTGAACATCAATAGCACTGGATTTACTGCTTATACTTCCGGCGGTATTGCGGTGGGTATACTTTTCAGCGGTATTGGAGATCCCATCATGGGGATAATGCGATATATCAATGAATCAACCGGGGCCATATCACTAGTAATTGCTACGACCAGAACCCTTTTTCTATATGATCCAGGGACTGGGAATTATAATATAGTTGTTTCCCCTCCAACATTCACTGGAAACATCACCCAGTTCTTTAACTGGACCAATTGGCAAGCGTCTTCCGGGGCCTCTTCTTTCCTTTACTTCGTCAATAATAAAGACAACATCGGAACTTTCGATGGGACAACTTATGCTGCCTTGGTTCCTGTGATTGATGGCGCTGGGGAAACCATCACTACCGCTTTAGATATTCAAGTCTATAAACAGAGATTATTGGTAATACGGCCGACTTTAAGCATAGATGGTGTACAAAACCAATCTATTTATTGGAGTAAGCAACAAAATCCAGCACAAGGCATGGGAGACACAAATTGGCGAGTAGATATAGCTGGAAATGGTGGATTCTTAGCAGCGCCGACTGGCGATATAATCCAATCGACCGAATTCATTCGAGATGTTTTAGTGGTCTTCTTCACCAATAGTACATGGATCTTCCGCTTCACTGGCAATCAATCTGATCCCTTCCGATGGGATAAAGTAAATAATAGCAAATCTACCAATGCTCCGTACGCAGCCGTGAACTATGATGAACGGTGTACTTCGATTGGCAATACGGGATTAATTGCATGCGATGGAGTGAATGTCCAGAGATACGACATTCCAATAATCGATTACTACGAAACAAACTTTAGCGAACAATATTATGCCCAATCATTTTCCCAGCGCTACGACAATTTAAACCAAGCATGGACTCTTTATGTATCCAATGATCCCGAAAACGTCTTTCCTCTTGTGGGTAATATTGCCCCTGGTTCTGATAGTGCGCTTGTTTACAATTTTCTGGAAAATAGCTGGGCCACTTATACGTGGAGCATACCACTCACTTGTCTTGGTCTTTTTTATGATCAAACAGGGCTTACTTGGGCTTCTCTTAATTTATCGCCGCAGAATGAATGGGAAAACTTCCAACAACCCTGGAACGCATTCGGAGGACAAAAAGGAGCTCCCCTATTGCTAGCGGGAGATACGACGGGTCACGTATATCGAATGGATACCGGAATAAATGATAATGGCACACCCATAGATGTAGACATTGTTACCACTAGATGGAACCCAATTCTAAAATTGGGGCAAAAAACCCAGTTTTGTTATATCGATATTTATTATCGAATTATTTCTTCAGCAATAAGTGTAACTTTAGACTTCTACGTAGACAATACAACAGATACCGATCCGGCCGTTACTCGGACTTTAACTTTAGATGGACCAGTTGGATCTGGATACGCTTTCAAAAGAATTTATGTGAATCTCATCGGCGAATTTATTCAGATGGAAATTGACCCCGATCAGAATTCTAACTTGCAGTTCGTCGGATTCATCATTTGGGCACGCCCAGCTGGAAGGTTGACGCCCTTCTAATGACATATCCAATTATCACCCAGCCCACATTACCACCGAATACGATCGTCCCAGAAAACGACTTCTTGTTCATTCCGTATCTGAACCGACTGTATGAAGATATAGCCCTGACCGTAAACAACAAGGACAACATCTATTTTCAAGCACCCATTACTTCAATTGCGACAAATATACCGAACTTGCCAAACTTTGGTGCTTATATCGTATGCATCAGTGGCACACTTTCTACCCTACCTACCATCACTGTTTCTTTATGCAAATCAGATGCAGCGGCTACGGGATCAATTGCTGTATTGGGCTCACAAGTTGGAACAGGCGCTTGGGCTGGGAATGCATTAACAGTTACGTCAACAGCCACTAACCTCCAAATTGCTCACAACCGAGCAGGAGTTACGGGCAATTTTAATATCCGAATTCTTGGAACGCAAGGAGCCACTTAATGAGCACATCAGCGACAGAAAACACAGAAAAAGAAGCAACAATTCCCAAGTTGGAGTTCGTCCCATTGAAAATTCCAAGTCTTATCCCATTGGAATTAGTCGAAGCCGTCAAGGGAAGAACGTTTACCGCCAAACAATTCATCGCCCATCAAGAAAGCCAAATGGATAATCCAGGCAACTTTTTGTATGTATTGATCGATGAAAATAAAAAAATTCATGGGTATCTTTGGGCAGAACTTAATATTTTGGACAATACCCTATTTGTTAACACGTTCTCGATCTCTAAAGACCATTGGGGAAAAGGAACGGCCATAAAAATGGCCATAGATTTTCTTCATGTTCTTAAAGAAAAAACCAAAGCTCCAAGGGTCTATTGGGTGACTACAAATGAGAAGTTCTTTTCCAAACATGGGTTTAAAAGATCAAAGAATGTCTTGATGGAATATAATTCAAATTAATCATTAAAAGGTGAATATGGGGCAATCTAGGGGCGGAAATTACGAACAACAATCAGTAATTACACCAGAAATTCAATCTTTTTTACAACAAATCTTGGGTCCAGCGATGCAAAACCAACAAGCCGCATCCCAAGGGTATAAAGATTTTCTTCCAGGCGGAAAGGGTGGTCAAGCCATCACCGATCAAGCAAACAAGAATTTCCAACAGCAAACCATACCATCGATCTTGAATGCATTTGGAAGCGGTGCTAAGGGGTCAAGTTCATTGAATCAAGCCCTAGCGGCTGGGGCTTCTAACTTGAACACAGATCTGTCATCAATGTTAGCCCAGGCTCAGTTGACTGCTTCCCAAGGCATTGGAAATTTGGGAACATCGCAATCTCAAACAGCAGCCCAAACGCCACAATTTGCTCTCGCTCCAAAACAACCTTCTCTTCTGGAGCAATTTCTTTTGGCTGGAACCCACGCTGGTGGTGAGGCTGCCAAAGGACTTCTTTCAAACCCAGGATTCATCGGTGGCTAAGAAAAATGCAAATGCAATAGATCAACGTCAATTTAAAGGTGGTTATGCTCCTAGACAGCCTGTGGATGAATGGAACCGATCTTATAGAACTGAGCCAAACAGTCCTTCAGGGGCTCGTAGGCGTGATTCTGTACAATTGGGTTCTCAAACTGAAGCAAGACCAGGCCAAGTAGGCTGGAGTGATCGCCAACCAGTGAAAAAAAGGAGTAAGTAATGGTTCAAGTTCTCCCATATGTCCCATCATTTCTTGAGAAGCTTTCTCCACACATATCAGAAGTGGCTGGCGCTGTTGGCGCTGGTGTTGGCCAGCATTACCGAAATAAAGCCGATCAATCAATCTTACAACAATTGCAAAGTGGGACTGTTAAACCCGTCGATTATCCGACCTTATGGAGTAAGTTAAGTGAAGGCGCTAGAAAGAAACATGAACCGTTTCTTGCTTCTCACCTTCGGACCCAAGAAGCCGCCGCTAAAGAAGAACAAAAAAGAGAAACCAAAGATCTAGAAAAATACGAAGCAGCAAAATCGGTTATTGATACGGCCGAAGAGATGGAAAAGTTGATTAAGTATACCGGTAGCACCGGCATACCTTTTACATCGTCTTTCAATGCAAAACCTGGCGGTATCAATCGAGAGGGACTAGAAAAAAGAAATGAGTTCGATACCCTTGCTGCAAGCGCAGCCAGCTTTTTCCGAGATCTAGATACCAAGGGGCAACTTCCTCAAGGGCTTTATGAAAAAGTTATATTGCCAAGATTGCCAACTACTCAAGTATCCGAACGAGAAAATAAAGGCCGAATCAAGGGTATTGTCGCCTTGGCCAAGAAATATGGCGGAAAGAAATTTAATGAACCTGCAAAGGATTCAAAGGTCGAAAAGGGTACTAAAGTCACCAAGGATGTTGCAGCGGAATGGAAAAAAGAAGGTCTAACTAGAGATCAAGCCGAAAAAAGAGCCAAGGAATTGGGTTATGAGTTCTAAGAGTGTCTTCGATGAAGTTTATGGTTCTTCTTCCAATGTCTTTGATGAAGTTTATGGACCAAAAAAAGAAGAAGGAAAACCAAATTCTTTTTTTAACCGACCAAAACGAGCCCCTGGCGGTGTTGTGGGTGCTGTTGCAAGAAATCCTGGTAAGGCATTGGCAGAGGCTGGATCGCAAGCCATTGAAGGGTTAAGTCAAGCCTTTACTGGAAATGTAAAACCTCCAGCTGGATTTGGTTCACCACAAGAAGAAAACCTACCAAGTTTCTCCGACTTTATTAGACAAAAATCTGGTGTTTCTGAATTGCCCGAACTAGAACGAGAAGAATTGCAGGCATTTGGAATTTTAGCAAATGTATTGGCGCCGTTTATTGGTGAAGCTGGTGTTGCAAAATTAAAGGGGCTTGCGAAACCAAAAGCCAACGTTCCGGGGGGTTCTTCTCCCCCGCCTGGTACTCCTCCCAAAGAACCATATAAATCTGTATTTTCCAAAGGTTTGGGCTCAGAAGGCCCACCACCTGGAGGGTCTGGACCTGGGAAATTCGAACCCGGTTCAGTCTTGCCAGAAACCAAAAGCTCTTTTGGCGAGAAAGAACAGATCATTAAAGACCTTCATAAAGTTGAAACACCTCCTAAATTGGGCATAGAAGCCAAAGTAGCCGATACCACAGCCAAAGCCACCTCTCTGCAAGGGCGCGTCTCTGAAGCCCAGGAATTGGGCCGGGTGATCGCCAAAGAACCATTCGAAACAGAAGCCCAAAGTGGTCGTTCAATCGCCAAAGAAGTCACTGCCGAGCGCAATGCGGAAAGAGGCGTGGTCAAAGAAAAATACAAATCCGCCGAAGAAGTCACCGCAACTCATAATGCACCGTATGCAAAATTGGCCCAGCAAAACGAAGAACGAATACATCGTCTAGAGCAGTTGGAAAAGCGTAGCGCTGGTGAAGAAGCGGTTTATCAAGACGCTTTAGCATTACGCCGAATGATTGGAGAGCCCCACGGATTAATAGAAACGAATGCCGACCGACTCATGAAACAGGCCAATTCATTTTCTCAAAAGATCAATTTCGAGCTGCCATATGCTGGGTACAAAGGCGAGATAAAAACAATCGTCCATGAGATGAATCAAGCCGTTATTGAATCACTTGAACATGCTGGGAAGAATGCGGCAGCCGTTAAAGAAGCAGACAGAACGTTTGCACGATTTGCTGATCGATTTATGGGTGATGAGATATCCCCATATTTTAATAGAAAAATATTGAACCCTGAAGAATTGGGCAAAAAAGCGATCTCTGATCCATCGACATACAGAGCCGTCAAAAAGGCCATTGGCGAGCGCGGAAGTGATCTTGTAAATAAGATCGACCGAGAAGTTGTTCATCAAGCAATGGACAAATACTTTAAAGATCCATCCAAGGTCAATTCTAAAGAATATGTAAAAGATCTCAAGAATTTGGCGGAGAAAATTGGCAAAGGAAAAACCTCTGACGTTGACCATTTTCTTCGTCAAAAGCAATTGAATGCAGAACGCAAGACATTTGCGGAACGTAAATTGAAAGAGTCTGATCTTTCCAAGCAAGGCATTAAAGGTCGAGAGACTGAAAAGCCCAAGTCAATCGAACTGAAAAAGCCAATCGCAAAAACACCCGAGCAATTGGATAAATTATTCAAATCCAGATCAGACATCCGTCGCCTTAAACGCGAAATGAAAGATAAAGGACTTTCCAAACAGTTTGATAAATTATCCGAAGACAAGATCGAAGAAATTTTTAAAGAAGGTGGTTTTGGCGCTAAAAAAGTCACTGGGACCGACCTAAAAAGAATCATCGATAAAGATCACGAAATCTTATCAGAATTATTGGGCGAAGAAGAAGTTTCACTGCTTTACAAGGTTGCTTCAAAAGCTGGCAAAGAAGAACTGACCCAAGAAATTATCAAACAGGTCGTGAAGGCCACTGGAAAGCTTGCAGCCAACTTTTTGGGTATTGGAAAATTAATTAAATTAATTCCCTTAAATCGTATCTAAAATACCATAAACAATACAGCATAGTACTATTACTATTACTGAGCAAATCATTTTTTATCCTCTAAGTGTTCAATTTTTACTTCTAATTTAGCCACACGTTCTTTGATATCGGCTATATAAAAAATCACTGTTAAAAAACCAATTAACAATGCCAAGTAAATTCCAATTTTTTCCCAATGGATCTCATTTTGCATGCGGAATGCTCCAATATATACCCCAAGACATCACAATCGCTGAAAAAATATAAGGCCAGATCATTTTTTGCTCCTTTTTTCCCAATATTATAGACATTCCTCTCTTTATTAAAAAGAGAAAACGTCTATAGATCATAAAAAGAAAGTTTACATATCATACTGGTTACTCTAAAATAAAGTTTACAGTACCATTATGGAGTAAATCATGCCTGTCCTTCCTACCCCTATCACCCCTTATTATGGCGGTGGTCAAGTCGCTAACCCAGCCAACGTCATTGCAACAGTTGGAGCCCCAACAACAAAACTAACCGAAGATCGGGTTGGTACAATGGCCGTCGATAACGCAGCCGCTAATATTTATGGACTGGCATCAAAGGCTGGAGGCGTGGATACATGGGTTCTTCTTGGGGGTAGTTCCGGAGCAATCACTTCCGTGACTGGCACCGCGGCGCAAATAACTGCAGTCACCACTGGAGATTCTGTCGTTCTCTCTTTGCCAGCTGCAATCACAGCACCCGGATCGTTGACTACAAACACAACCTTGGCATCGGGAACTACACTAACAGCCGGAACTGGGCTGACTGTAACATCCGGAAGCGCAACCATCAGTTCTGGAAACGTGGTATTCAGCACCATAGCAACTGGAGTCGTTTTTAACCCAGGTACGATCTCAGGGACGACTTCAGCAACTTTGACAGCTAGAGCGGGCCAAATCACGATAACCACTCCAAGCATCGCAGCTGGAGCAACTTTCGTCTTTACGCTTTCCAATGCAACTATAACCGGTTCTTCGACGCAAATTCTCTATTGCCTGACCGGCGGAACAACAGGCGCAGCTTTGACAATCCAATCTTATGTGAACACTGCTAGCCAATCTGTTATTACGATCCAAAACGGCACAGGAGCAACGACCAATACTGCGTCATTGACACTGAACTTCTTGGTCATCAACTAAAGGTAGAACATGTCGACACCAGTATATAACCAAACGCCCACCGTTCAGAACCGACCGATGGGACGTCTCGATGCCCAGGGAAGGGTAATACCCGATTCGTTCGGAGATATGGCCTTCCAGGGGGCTTATGCCGGGACGAATCTAACCTACAAAGGGTTTGCTAGACCTGGGTCTTCTACTACGGCCGCTGTTTGGCAAATAGCCCTTTTAACGTATGACGGATCAAATAATCTTTTATCAATCACATGGCCCCAAGATGCGAGTGGCCACGCCTCGAACGATTACCAATTCCAGTGGAGTATTCGAACCGGTTACACCTACAGCTAATAGCAAAGGAATTTCATGACTTTCAAATTTAACCCGTTCACTAATAAATTAGATATTGTGGGTTCAGGTGGGGGTGGCGGTGGGATCACCACACTTGATGGTGATACTGGGTCTGCTACCGGTTCTACCATTTTAGTAACAGCCCGCGGATCGATTAGTGGTCAAAATTGCGGATCTTCAGTTTCTTTTACTGGAAGCGGTTCCACTTTGGAGATTGACGTTACTGATGCGAATGGAAATACTTTAATAGGCCGAGGAGCGGGAAAGCTTAATACTACGGGATCTTCAAACGTAGGTCTTGGTGTTATCGCTTTAAGATCTATTTCAACGACATTAAGCCCTAACAATAACACTGCCATAGGTTTTGCTTCTATGGCTTCAACGGTTCAAGGTGTTAACAATACTGCCGTTGGGTCCGATAGCCTTTTAAGTTCTATAGGAGATTGGAATGCTGCATTTGGGTTTCAAGCTTTGCAATTATTGGTTGGTACTGCTGGAGTCGGCGATTTCAATACAGCTCTAGGCCCGCAAGCAGGATATCAGCTTTTAAGCGGGGTTCAAAATAATTTAATTGGATACAACGCTGGTGGTAATTATATCTCATCAGAAAGCAATAACATTTGTATTGGACACCCAGGATCACCTGGCGAAGATGATACAACCAGAATTGGACTTGGTAAAACTGCATGTTTTGTATCTGGCATAGCTGGAGTAGCTATTTCGAATCCAAACCTGAATATGGTAACGATTGATACTTCATCGGAGCAAATGGGTTCTGTGGCGTTTTCTCAAGGCACTTGGGTCCCAGATGTGCAATTTGGGGGAAGTTCAACTGGCTTTGTGTATTCCACGCAACTAGGGGAATATACCCAAGTAGGAAATATTGTATTTATCAATGGCGATGTAGCATTCACAACCGTTGGATCTGGAACCGGAGCAGTCACTATCACAGGACTGCCTGTTCGATGCATCCAAACGAATTCAGGAGCAGTGAATCTCCCTATTACTCAAATGACAATTTCCTCGGTAGGAAGCTCAACAATGTGCTTTAACACGGGTACAGCTTCGTTTGCATTAACAGGTATTGTTAACAACTCGGCAACTGGTGCAAACGCGGCAATGACCACTACGAATACCACAATTGCGAATGGGCAATTCTTTAGATTTTCTGGGTTTTATTTCGCTGGTTAGACCAAAAAAGGACAAAAATGACAGGCTCAATCCCTCCTCCGACCCCTCTCGCTTACGAGGGACAAGTAGCAGTTCCATTTATTAAAAGAACGTTTCCCCCAGAAACAACTTTTAATACTTTCCCGGTGCCGACGCTTTGGATTGACACGCTTCATAAAAATGCCTTTATCCAGGTGGCCAAACCCTTGGGCGTGGCAGATTGGGCTCCAATTGGGGGGTCTCCCGGAGAGCTTGATACAATCACAACACCCGACTCAGTAGTCGTGGTTCCATCAGCTGGGAATATAAATTTTTTGAATGGCACCGGAATGACTATTACTGGTTCCGGTTCAAACATAACATTCAATTCCTCCATAGCGGGAAGCATCGATACGATCGATGGCGATATTGGATCAATTTCCGGCGCTACAGTGTCTATAATCGCCGGGAATTCAACGCAAATTTCTGGGTCTTCCGTTTCATTTCGAAATAGCGGAACCGTTTCCACCCTTCATTTAACCGATTCAACTTCAAACACACTTCTTGGATCGGGCGCTGGAAATTTGTCCATAGGTGGAACGGGTAATACAGGGGTTGGCCTGCAAGTTGGAAAAGCCTTAACTTCAGGTTCATCAAACAGTTTTTTTGGACAGCTAGCTGGAATAACCTTAACTTCTGGAAGCAGTAATTGTTTGATCGGCACTGAATCTGGAAGTTTATTGACTACGGGAAGTCAGAACACTTTTGTTGGAACCGGCTCGGGATTTAGAATTCAAACTGGCGGGAACAACACTTTTGTTGGAATTAATACAGCAGTAAGTTTACTTACCGGAAGTTATAATGTTTTTCTTGGATATGAGGCGGGGCTTGTATACACAAGTTCGGAATCATCGAACATTCTGATTTCAAACTTTGGTGTTCTGGGCGAGTCTAATATAATTCGAATTGGCACGCAAGGAACAGGTAATGGTCAACAAAATACTTGTTTTATAGCTGGAGTGGCTGGTGTATCTGTTTCCAGCACTAACCTGGTTACGATTAACACTTCAACGGGACAATTGGGTTCCCAAGCAGTACCCACAGGAGTATTAAGTGGTAATGGAACGTCTATTTCTGGAAGTACTGTAACGCAAAATGGTGTAGTGGTTGGCGGAGCAAGTAATGCCGTAACGACAACTGCCGTTGGAGCCACTGGAACAGTACTCCAGGGAAATACATCGGCTGCGCCTACATATTCGACAGCGACTTATCCATCAACCACGACAATAAGCCAAATTCTTTATTCTAGCAGTGCCAATGTCATAACAGGCTTGGCCACAGGAAACAATGGCGTATTGATTACCGGAACCACTGGAATACCGTCGATTCTTGCGAATGGAACCACCGGACAGGTTTTGACTGCTACAACAGGGTCTCCGCCTTCATGGATTCTCCCTGCTACATCCGGTACAGTGACCACGGTTTCTGTTGTCAGTGCCAATGGCTTTGCCGGCACCGTAGCAACCGCAACAACAACTCCAGCCATAACGCTTTCTACTTCCATCACGGGCGTATTAACAGGCAACGGAACAGCTATTTCTGGATCAGCCGTAACCCAGCACGGAGTTGTCGTAGCAGGGGCATCAAATGCTTTAACAACCACAGCTGTTGGCTCAACAGGTCAAGTACTTCAGGCGAATACTTCGGCAGATCCCACATACTCTACAGCCACATACCCATCAGTCGCCACAGGTACAGGCACTATTTTACGGGCTAATGGTACAAACTGGGTAGCAACAACAGCCACATACCCCACGACAACCACAGCATTCCAGCTTTTGGTGTCCACGGCAACAAGTGTTGTAGGCGGTCTTACTGCGGGAACAACCGGGCAAGTCTTAACGGGCGTTACCGGAGCAGTCCCAGTTTTTAGCGCTACACCTACCGTAACTTCGGTAACTTTTGGGGCCGGAACAGCGCTGAATACATACAAGCAGGGGACATTTACACCCACTCTTTTAATTGGTGGAGTCACAACAGGAATTACATATGGAACGCAAATTGGGTACTATACCCAAATTGGAAACATTGTCTACATCCAAGTTGATATCACTTTAACCAACAAAGGGGCAGCAACCGGAAACGTAACTTTTAGTGGATTGCCAATTACCTCGGTGAACCAGTCAACAAGCGGGGTTTCTACAATATTAGTTGCCCAAGCAAACTCCATAACTTTGACAGGATTTACCGCTATCAGTTTTGTCGTAGACAGTACTGCAACAACTGGTGGTTTCGTGGTTTCTACTCCATCCACAGGCACCAGTTCGGTGATGACAACCACAAATGCCACTTTGACTAATACCACTACCCTTAGATGGCAGGGTTTCTACTTCTCATCATAATTTTAAATGGAGTGTAGCAATGTACTCAATTCAAGCAACCCCCCCATACAATGATATTTGTCTGTTAATCGGGGCGATCATTTCGGCTGCCATTGTTGTGTTCACGGGATAGCCCAAAAAACCCATCAAATTTGCTCTACAATCGATTTGTTTTGTTAAAACGTACTTTCAGTCGTCTAAACCATTACAAGGTCTTAAAATGGAATTAAAGCCTGTTTTGGAGCAAATCTGCTTGCCAATTGAAAGTGATAATTGAAATACCACTCTCTTTCCTTTTCAACGGTGGCTTTATTTTGATGAAGACTTATCGGCGCTGCATAAATTCCCATTGGATAATATGTGGGGGGTCGAAAGCTGATCACTAAGATTCGATCGTTTTCAACCAAAACCACATTCAGCCCTTCGATCAAAGACTTTTGGATGTTCCGGATAAATGCTTTGGAATCTGATAAATTCCGCAAATAGTCCGGATGATCTCCCATTTTTTGGGGCTCTTCCGGTTTTCTCCAACTAGCACTGGGCTGGAACATATTCACCCCCGAACATTTCGATTAAAGCCTGTCGGAATGTCTCGACCGGAAGATTGAATGGCACTTCTTTTGCTTTCGAGGCATTTATGGCGTATTTTGCATCGAATGTCAGTGCTTTCATTTCTTGGGGGTATTTTTCTTTGAACGACAAAGCGAATGCCCGGTTGGTCCGAACCAACTCTTTTTGCTCGTCGGATTGCATTTGAAGTGCCATAGCGTCGAAATCTTTTCTAAGTTTGGAAGGGGATATGCAAGCAGTCTTCCACCATGAATGCTCAGAGGCCCAAATAATCAGGGCTTTGGTTTCGATAACGTCGCGCTTGTCTTTGTGTAAAAGCAAATCGAACTCTTTGGCCCATTTGTCACGGTTGGCTACAATGAACTGGGGTCTTCTTTCTTTGATTTTCGAGAGAAAAAAATCACATAAAGAATCGGCGCCAGCCGAGTGGGGGGTTGGGGGTGGAACCCCTTTTTCTTTCTTTTCTTTTTTTTCTTTAGAATTTTCTTTAAGAAGAGTTTCTTTTGTGGGTGTGTTCATCACACTGGGGGGGGGTGTGTTCATCACACTGGTACCCGTGTGTTCATCACACTGGTAAGAATTATTTGAATCATTGACAAGAAGGTCATAAAAAGTCTGTTGATCCCCCATTTTTCCTTCGACTGTTTTTGTGATGATTCCTTTTTCGGCCAATGATTTTGTTGCTCGCAAAACAGCTTGTCTAAGAGCACCTGTCATTTCTTCAAGTTGGCTTAGACTGATGCGATCACGGGTCTTGTGCCATCCGAAAGTTTTTCGCATGATGACCAAAAGAACTTTGGTTTCGACTTCGGATAAGAAGGGGAGCCATTCATCTATAAGAACGTTGGGCAATTTAGTAAAATTCGGGGCCGGAACAGTAAATGTCTTGGGCGGTTGTCGCGTCATATGAGTCCTTTTTTGTAAGACCCGGCACTTCTCACGTCTCTTCTTGCTTTTATGCTTGGAAGAAATTACCCTTTTGAGTAAGATATCTGAATGTTCTTAGTCAGATATCCGGTGTTGAAGGCACCAGATTTAAAAGAGCCCGCATCAACGGGCTCTTTCTTTTTATTCATCCAGTGTATGTAAAATTTCCGTAACGCACAAGAGACATTTCCAGCAGCCATCAAATTAAATTAATTTCTATTAAAGACTTGCCTTGAATTACATAAATCGCTTATCGTTTTATCTCGCACCAAGGAGCCCGACATGTTAGGTGAGCAAATATTTGAAAGAATTGCCGATCTGAAAGAAAAATTTAAAGAATTTTTCCAGCAACGCAAGCAAATGACAGCTTTACAAAATCACTCGATGGTCAAAAGATTTACCGATTCCGAACAGGAAGTATTTGGGGCTATAAAATATTGCATGAAAGGGTCTTTTCTAGAAGATGAAGACGCCGAATGGATCACAAAAAAGTTGGATCGACTGCAAATAAATTATTTGGATTGGGCGCACAGAACCAAGTGGCTGAAAGAAAAGATCGAGTCTGAAAAGCCAAAACATGCAGAAATTTATCAGACGTTTTTCGATTTTGCGAAGACATCCCAGAATTTATATATACCCCCAAATATTACTAAACCCAAACCCGGAGCCCGTGTTTAATGTTTTCCCTTCTTGCCAGTATTTCAATGTTATTGATTGCTTTGTGCCAGTGTTTTCATGTATTCAAACTTTACAAGCAATTAATTACAATCGAAGTTGTTTTGAATTCACTTGTAATGCAAGTTGAATTAAATGATTGGATTAAGCAACAAGAAAAGAAAAGAGAAATAAAAAAAACATCTCCGCTATATTCCAGAACCGACGAACAAAAACGTGTGGCTTCAATCAAGCGAAAAGAATGGTGGATCAAAAAAAGGGCTGAAGACGCAAAAAACGCCACCCAGCCCATTGTTTAGACACAAAGAACTTCGGGTTCTGCGGGGAATAAGAACTTTAAGAACGCTTTTTTGAATTTTGGAAGCGTGTTCTTATCCAAACAAAGATCGACGATAACGTCCGATGTTTGATTTTTCATTTGAGCCCTTAGATTAATCCACTCTTGAAGGCGATCCGTTGCTATGCCATCAGCGGACAAATGATCCCTTAGATCGTAAAATGCCTCAGAAGATGATTTATTTGGGCTACAATCGATTGTTTTTATTTCAGCGACATTTGTCTCGGGACGGTCAACAAAAACCGCAGAAGACCCCTGTGGATCGTTTCCGTCTACATTCATTTCATCTGCATCATAAGGAATCGCGATATCGCAAAAAAGCATCCGAAATAAATGCCTGGCGCACGCACAATAAAGCATTGACTTGCGATTTGTTTTCCAATTGGTTTTAGTCCCAAGCCCCGCATCACACGCTTCGTCATAGGTGTATTCATATTTTATGCTGTCATCGTTATCTTTTCTTTTCCCCAGCATTATGCACTTTTCTTTTGTCAGCTCGATCACTTTAAGACTGTGGCCCGCGCGTCTAGCCAAAGAAACCATGAAATGCGCTCCCATATTAATTTTTCCATTAATAATATTGAATCCGCTGTTCAAGGCAAGTATTGGGTCGACTCCCAGGGCTCGTGCGGTGAAAAAGACATTCATAATTGTGGCGTGATCGAAGTCTTTGTATTTTCCAGACTTCAAAGCGATATCTGCCATCGTATGCAAGATGGCAAGATCTTGTTGTTGTTCTTCATATTTTGTTATTGTCGTCATTGTTGTTCTTTTTTGTTTATCTGGTTTTTAATTGGGTTACTTTTTCTTGATAGATTTCTAGCCCGGCGATCTCAGATACACCTAGACCGATGTCTTGTTTGACCAAATCTTCATTCACTTGCAGATACTTTATGGGCACTTTGGAAAGATCAACCGTCCGAAATTTTATTACCGTTCGGGTATACATTAGCGCCCCATCTCCGCGGATAGATTTGTCCAAAGGCGCAACCATTGGAACGTCATCCAAGCCCAGAACATCCGCAGCATCAACCATTCTTTGCTCTTCTTCGGCTTGTTTTTGTTCCAAAAGCGATTGGTATTTCTCGCACTTTTGCTTTGCGATGGTTTGGATTTGCTTTAATGGGCCCAAGATCTCTTGCGCTTTGTCGTTTCTTCCCGAGATTCTGTTTTGATCGGGGCGATTGGCTTCTTTGCGCAAATATTCAATGCGCTTTTCCCAGTCTTTGGATTCCGAATACATGCTGGTCATTCTTTTGAAGCCTTCATCGGTGGTCACTTCAAGATTTATGGCATCGGCCACAATCATATAAAGCTTTTCTTTAACACTTATCTTGTTTTCTAATAGATATTCATCTATTTCGATTGGTATCGTTTGCGCGCTCATTAGTAACTCCATATTCTTTTGTCTAGTTCGTTATAAACACTGCATTCATAATTGTGCAGGGCTATTTCTATTTCTTCGTCAGACGGTTCTTTTTCAATGTCGTCGAAGTATTCCGAAAAAATCTGCGCATATCGAATCAGATCATCGGGTTCAAGGTGTATATCTAACATTTTATGTCCAGAAATTGTAATGGTTACTTTACATATGAAGAAAGCACTTTTCTCATGTGTTTCTCAATGGCCAATTCAAATTCCAGCATAGCAATTTTGCAGTCTTTGTCTATCAATTTCGCTTGTAAATCAAACACAGACTTTACATAATTTTCCAAATCATTTATTTTGATGTCGTTAGCGCATATCATACAGAAGCTCTCCAGTTTCAGGTTTGGCCCTCGGTTGCACGCCGAGGGTTTTTTTTGTTTAATCGGTCATCGCCAATTCTTTTGGCAAAATTTCTTTCATCACCAAGACAGTCTTAATGATTGCTATGTCTTTTTCAATCTGATTGAATTTCCCATTCATCCAAAGCATCGAGCTTATGATTGCAGTCAAAATAATGACTACATCGGAATGTTTCTCAAACCAGTCTTTCATGTTGCACTCCTTTTATTTATATACTGTACTATACAGTTTGTGAGGAATTTAACGCAACATTTTTGTTCTTTTCCCAATAGGCATCTACTTCTTGCAAACAATTTTTCAAGAATTTACTGTCCAATTTGTATTGATATACTTTGGGGAAACCGCCATTACGATCCAATTTAACGAACAAAGCGTTCTGGGAGACGATGATTCCAGTCTGTTCCAACAGATACCAATACAACATGGCTTGCATGGGCCAAGTGGTGGGAGATTCGGACACGGATGTCTTCCAATCGACCAAGATATGCTGATCATGGCCTTCCAATTTAATCAATGCGTCGATGCACCCTGTAAGCATTTTTTGGTGACAGTACATCCGTTTTTCTGTAATCAAAAAGACTGGCTTGAGTGCGGATCTCCATCTTTCGAAGCTTTGGAAGTATCCATGCTCTTGCAGGCTAACCACTGGGAAATCCCCTTGGATGTCTTGCTGGATAGCATTATGGATTCGCGTGCCGAGCGCCGCTTTGCTTTTAAGGACTTCTGGCGGAATGGCGGAGAAATCAAGGAATTGCCCCAGAACTTCTGAGACTCGGGCGTACATTTTCCCATTAAATTCTAGCATGTTTACAGACTCCGGTTGATTTTTAAGACAAGTGTTGTTATCATTCGCCCATAGTATAAACAACAGTTGGAATATAATGCATCTGAAAGATTATTTTGATAAGCGGTTCGACAGCATAGAAGGACTGGCTTATAAATGTGGGATCACGACATCATGTATATGGCATTATTTATCAGGACGCCGGAAGCCGTACCAAAAGACAGCCGAGCGCATCGAAATCGAAACCGGGGGCCGGGTAACCGTTCTTGAACAAAGGGACAAAGATGACCGCCGAAAATGAATTATTCACATCCGTCCGCCAGGCCGGGAAATATGCCCGAACAACAGGCCAAGCGCTATTTGTTGCCATTAAAAAGGGCGAATTGAAAGCCGAGAAACGAATGGTTCTGAATAAACGGAACCGATGGATGGAGCAATGGTGTATCCGGAAAAGCGACATTGATGAATATCGAAAATCAAAATACAACCGCGACAAGCGCACCTTTGAAGGCGAAAAGTTATTCGATATCGAGCGCAATCGCTGGAGTGTATTGCACGCCTCCAAGGCTTTAAGCACAATGCTGGGCATCCCATACCCAGCACACAGATTGTATTACCAAATCCGCATGGGCTACATAAAAGCGTCTAAAAAAGCCAGTTCATGGATAATTGCCAAAGAAGAATTCGTTCGCATATATCATGACGAATTAGCCCGTCTCCAGCAAGGATTAGCCAAGTCAATCACCCCTCCCTAAAGGGAGAGGCTTGTTGCAAGACATGCCTAGTTGACCAGACTAAGACTTGGAGCCCTGATAAGGCGTTGATAAGTCTACGTTAGGAGAGAATATATAGTCACTCTGGGATGCTTCTCCAGTCCCAGACACTGAGGTAAATGGTTAAACAGATGTAAGGGTTAAGTCAGTGCTGTTTACACAAAACCTCTCCATAACTTTGTCGAGGAGGCGGATTTGGAAACGTCAATCCAAATCCATTACCCGGGAAACCGGAGTGCGGGTGACCGCAATGGGGGAGGAAACTCCCCTACTTTTAACACTTAACAGGGAGCAGCGCTTCCTCCCGGCCCTAAAGGGCCAGGTTTCCGCGCTGTCAATACGATGAAAGAATTAACCGAATCGATAAGAGAAAACCCAAAAAAATAATTTCCATACCAAAAATATTCTGTCGGTGTTACTTATCGAAGTAATGATAAATAACAGTGAAAAATGTTTATTTTTGAAGTAATCGGAATCCCAATCCCCCAACAGCAGGTCCGCTTCAACAAGAGAAGCGGACACATATACAATCCCTCCACGAACGACATTCATCAACTTCAATGGCAAATCAGGCCATATGCCCCGCAAGAACCGCTTCTGGGGCCAGTAGAAATGCACCTTACGTTCTATTTGCCCATTCCCAAATCATCTACAGCAAAAGCCAAGATCCAAATGTTAAACGGCGTGATATTGCCAACCAAAAAGCCAGACTTTGACAATTTGGCATATCTTGTAACGAACGCCCTGAAAGGCATTGCTTATGGCGATGACGCCCAAGTTACAGATTGCATAATCCGAAAGCGATATAGCGATCGCCCGCGAACCATTATCAAAATTATCCCCATCGACGATCTTCAACAAGTAGGCGGTACCGCTTGCGAGTAATTTACGAAAAAGTCGATCAAGAATATTTCTTTGAAGTTATTTTATCAGATACCGATCTAGAACAATTAGAAACACTTGGATCATTAATAAGTGATTTTCTTTATGAGTCAGACGGTATCAATTACATTAATGTTTACATTCACAAACAAAAGGACGAAGTATGCCACTTAAAAAAGGCGCAGCCGCCAGAACAAAAGCCGGATTCTCAGACAATGTTAAAGCCGAAATGCATGCCGGAAAGCCCCAAAAACAAGCCGTTGCGATTGCTTATAGCGAAGCGGACAGGGGTAAAAAAGCCGATTCCAAAAAACCCCCCATCAAAAAAAAGAAATAACCCACAGGAGTAAAATATGTTTATACGATGGACATTTGCATTTGGATTAGAAAAAGATTCTTTAGCCGTCGAGGTTCGTAATGAAAGCGAAGACAAGCGTATTTCAGACAGTATGGACTCTTCTTTGGACTGGCTGCCTGTACCTGCTGTTGGAAAGGATGCTTTCATTAATCTTAGAATGTGTAAAGCCATAATACGCGAGGAAGTCAATGAAGAAGCCCAACCAACCCAAACCAATGAATCAGCCCAAAAAATCAGCCCAAACCCCGAAAATAGTGATCAGCCAATCGGAACGCCAAACGATCAAATTGGATCTGTTTGATTATTGCGTGTTTGACGAATTTGAAGGTACTTTATTAAATTTGCAAGGAGTCAAAGAAATCATGGACTCGGCGCAAGACGAAGCGGATATGTGTTGGCAATTCGATGATGTGTACATTAACGCTGAAGATGATTCGATATACCATTTATGTTTCAGCAGGGCGAAGCCATGAAGATATTTCCAAATGGTACATATTACTCCAGGTGTGTCAAGTGTGGAGGGCCAACCATGCAGTACATGCATCAACCAATGATAGCATGTATATGGTGTGCGGACAAAGAAGTACAAAGCGATGTACCATTCAACGAACCAAATGAACCAGATGGGCCGACACAACATAATGGATATTATCAGACGTAACATTTTAACAATAAGAACTTTACATGTCCAAAAAAGTGAATGAAACGGGGATACCAAAAAGTGCAGAAGATGTAATTTCTGGTAATTCCCCGCCACTAAGAAGAAGTTTTTTTTCTGGTCATTCTGGTAATGATGTAAATGAAAAAATAACCAAAATTGCCATTGTTCAAGAATTGCGAATAATGGATGAAAAATTGGATAAATTGACATCATATCTAGATATATTGGTAAACCAAAATCATGCCTCCATCATCGAGCCACTTACCCAAACAATAGCAGAACAAGCCCAACGAACAATTGACCAAATTCAACGAAAAGTACTTATGCCAGAAGAAACCGCGCTGGTAATGAGAGCGGTTGGTTCAACATTCAAAGAATTACAAGAAAAACACACCAGGAAAACAAAATGTCAGACGAAAAAAAATACGAAATGCGAGAACCAAAAGAAAACTTGCATTGGATCAATTACAGCGCGAAAAAACAACTTGAGTGTCTTATCCAAATTAAAGACCTTTTGGGGCAAATTCTCCGCGCCCAAATGATGACAGAGCAATTAAAGACACCATCGCCAGCCCCAGAATATCCGGCGCCCCATATATATCAACCAAAATCACATTTAAACTCCGTTCAAGATGATATACCGTTCTAGCCATACCGATACAGCCCCGCAACCGCGATAATCGATTGTAGGGCATTTAAAGTGGTGTTTTATTCCATGATATCAACATAGGATAAATCCCAAAATTGCTTCTCGTATTCGGGAATATCCAATTGTTCATAGGCTTTTTCAATGGCTTCTTCTCGATCGTCGGCTTCTACAATTATATCCAGATAAGAAGTTCTTACCAGCTCGATTTGATATTTTTTCATTAGTCAACCCATTTCCAGCCTGGCGCTGGTTGAATACTTTTTAAATCTTTTGTTCGTGATGAAATATATGGTTTTATTTCATCCAGGGATACCAAACCAATCTCTTGAAAATCTCCAAAAACCAAACAATATGCACAATTGGTATCATCCCATTTTTCAGTTACATAATATTCCCAAAATATTTTGCGAACAATTATCCATTCCAGAACTTTTAAAGTTGTTTTACCATCAGTCATTTTTCTCATTTTAATCTCCAAGTGGTTATGAAATGTATAAGCATTCAATGAATTTATCATGATAATACGAAGCTTCAATCATGTATTTTTCGGTGATGGAAATTAAATCCATAATTTCTTGACTGAGTGGCTTGTTCGCGTTTGCTTTTATGAAAGCCAGGTATGTTTCATTAAGAGCATCTAAAGTCTTTTGTCCAGATATTTTTTTCATTGTGTACTCCATGTTTGTATATGCAATGTATAGTACACTAGAGGCGCATTTATCACAACAGTAGATATTATTTTAATCCCATGATATGCATAAATCAAACCAACCCAAGCCCATATGCCCACAGAAAGCGATATGAATGAATTCAAAAAGGCCAAAAAATCCCACAAGAAACCATCCAAAGATATTCAGACAATAGAAGAACCCAAAAAACCAATTGGTAGACCACGCGAATGGACAAAAGGATATATTGAACAAAAACGCTTGCAATTAGAGAAATGGATAGATGATCCCAAGAATTATTTCTTCACCACATTCTTGAACGAGGCTGATTTACATCATGAACACATCGAAAGATTCTGTAGATATTCACCAGAATTCCGTGCTACTCACGCCCGCGCCCTTAAAATTCAAGAAGCCCGTTTAGTCGAATTGGCCATATCTCGCAAGGGCGATGGTAACTTCATTAAATTCGTCATGGCCAATAAATGCGGATGGAAAGAGAAGTCCGAGGTATCGGGCGATGGAGTGAACCCGTTGGCTATTATAATGGCTAGAATCGCTGACAGTGCAAAAGATCCCTTGGACTATGATGGATAAGAAAATGGACTTAGATAGATTACAATACTTCAAAGGTCTTTTAAATGACTTATATTGAGAAGAGACTGAAACTAAACCAAGGGCATCAGTAAAGGAAGCAATTGGAGTTCTTATTGAATCCGTTCACTTTATTATTCATTCTTATGAGAAAGAACAAACGAAAGCCGCGGAATATGACGACTGAGTCCTTTGAGGAGTGGGCGTTTGGGACAGGTCCATTCCCTGATAGTTCTTTAGATCGGATGAAGGCATGGAATCAGCGCCATAGTGATAAATTGTTACTCCATCCAAATGACTCTATCCATGAATCTTTGATAAAGATGAGGCTTATTTATGACCCAATCTACCAAGAAAGAACTGCTAAAACACACCAAAAGATACCACAAAGAATTGGGGCATTGGGAAGGCAAGCATTGGTGCGATTGTTGTGTGCGTGGTTGGCGGTTGTGGCTTGGCCGAAAGTTATATGGGCCCGAATCGATGTACTCTGTAGAAGATTCTGATCTTCATTGACAGATTTGGGTATGTAAAAATTTAGATAGACAACTAAATCACGAAGTGGTATAATCGAGACGGAACGTAAGAAGAGCGAAGCGCTCCAGACCGGCGAGTAATCGAGACACAGAAGGGAAAAAGGGCAGGGAGCTTGCGACTTGGAAAAAGGGATTGACAACTTGACAAAAGAATATGGCCTGGTCGTTGGGGTTAATATCAAATGGTAAACTTAACAACTGTTCTAATGGTATTCCTTGTGGTTATCCTTGTGGCTCGGGTAATAAGCATTATACTGAATGAGATGAACGATGAGTGATGTTGAAAAGCACCTGGCCAATCCCTTATGGCGGTTGAACAATCTTTATACCATCATCGACAAAGAAGGCCAGAAGCGTATATTCAAATTCAATTACGCCCAAAAGCAACTGTATGACGGGATATGGCACCGCAATATTATCTTAAAGGCCCGGCAATTGGGTATCTCAACCTTTGTGTGCTTGTTCTTCTTGGATATGTGCCTTTTCAAACCCAACGTTGCTGCGGGTATCATTGCCCACACCCGTGAAGACGCCGAGCATATGTTCAAGCGTATCAAGTTCTCTTATGATCAACTGCCGGACTCCATTAAGGGGATTCGGACGGCCACAGTCGACTCGGCTCGAGAGCTGATTTTCAATAACCACTCTAGCCTTCGAGTAGGCACGTCTATGCGTGGTAGCACACTTCAATATCTCCACATCTCCGAGTTCGGAAAAATCTGCGCACATTTTCCCGATAAGGCGAGAGAAATTGTTACTGGCTCTTTGAATACCCTTGGTAGCCGACAATACGTCTTTATCGAATCCACCGCAGAAGGGAAGGAGGGCTACTTCTATGACTTTTGCAAAGACGCTGAGTCGCATCAAATGGCCCACAAGCAACTTACGCCCCTGGATTACAGATTCCATTTCTTCCCTTGGTTTGGTTGTCCGGACTACACCTTGAAAGACAATATCATGCTTCCCGTTGAAATGGAAGACTATTTCAACAAATTACATGACAAAGGGATTGTTCTTTCACATCCACAAAAGGCTTGGTATTTTAAAAACCTACAGATTCAAAAAGACGACATGAAGCGCGAATATCCATCCACGCCCGACGAGTCCTTTGAATCGGCAATCGATGGAAGCTTTTATGCAAAATGGATTAGAGAAGCCAGAACCCAAGATCGTATTGGGAACGTTCCCTGGGACAAAGCGGCACGGGTATACGTTGCGTTCGATCCAGGATTTCTCGATTCGTGCGCGGTTATCTTTTGGCAATGTATTGGGCAAGAGATCCATATTATCGACTACTATGAAAACTCGGGAGAAGGGCTTGCATATTATGTCGGAATTATCAAATCAAAACCATACATTTATGAACAATTCTATGGACCACATGATATCGAAGCGCACAATTTTGCCAATGCGAATACCATCAAAAGCGTGGCGGCGGGGCTTGGTATCAACCTTATACGTCTTGATCCCAAGATGGAATACCGTTTGGATGACGGCGTTGATGCTGTCAGACTGTTGTTTAACCGTTTTTGGATTGATGAACAAAAATGCTCGCGGCTGATAAAATGTATAGAAAATTATCGAAAAGAGTTTGACGTTAATCATGGCATCTACAAAAGTAAGCCTGTGCATGACCAATACTCGCATGGGGCTGATGCCTTGCGGTATGCATGTCTTGCAATAAAGACTCATATAGATAGCGCCAAAAGCGGAATATCCGATGACGAAGCCGACAGACTTTATAACAAACACAATCCCATCTTCAAATAACGACGAAAACGGTCTTTATTTCCATTTAATTTCTATTGACGATCCAATCGATGATTTTCTTCATCCAAAACAGTGGATAACACGTCAAGAAGCCTTGCAATATTGGCCCGAGACACCCGATGACTGAGATGACAGCCATAAACGCCACTACAATCACCGCGCCCGGTTTTTATAAGTGGGACGGCGTCAAAAGAACCCGCAAGAAAGCCTTTACGCATTATCTGACGTATTACATTAAAGATTATTCGAATTGTCCCAGAAAGTATAAGAAACGTTATAAATCTGGCGCTATTAATAGTGTTTATTATGATAAATGGCGTATTTACATCTTTAATCCGAAGATGTTATCTATGCCAATCCCAAAAGACATTTTTAGAATGTTTTCGTTCAATCGATTACCCATAAATTCTGGTCAAATCTGTCGGTTTAGACGATATTCCGAGGTGACATGATTGAATCTGCAAAAATAGCCGGGCAAAAGTTCGTTGATCTTTTTGAAGATCTTCATGACCAAGACCCGTCTGTTGCAATGACATTAGCTATATCCACTTTTGTCAGCTGTTATTCGATTATGGAACCCGCTGATCGCGCCCGAACCATGCTTGTGGTAATGGAGATTATTAACGAGATCCAAAGCGAAAAGTTCGAAGATGGCCCCGACTTTTTAGATTTTATGAAGCAAAAGTTTACAAAAGACAAGGACGAAACATGATTCAATCATTCGCTGGGCGTATTTTGGTACGCATTGTTGAAACCGAGAAGAAAAAAAGCCTGGTAATCATACCCGATGAGAAAAAAGAATACCAAATTGGTCAAATTGTCTCGATTGGGGGTGATTTGCCCATCATTGAATCCCAAGATGGCGGATTTATGAAACCTGGATCATATGTCTGGGCCCGCAAATATAGCGGTCTTTTAATGGAATATGATGGCATTGAATACGTTTCGCTAGAAAGCAAAGAAATCTTGGCCTTTTCGTCGGTGTTAAAATGAGAAAGCTGATTATTACAAGTCATTGTGAAAATGAAGACCTAAAGGCGGCATCATTAATCACCCAAGAAATGGTCCGTGGTGATGCTGATCAGATTATATGGTACTCAAAGTTTGGAGAAAAAATCGCCGAATTAGACCAAGTGGTTACGTCTAATGCTGAACAAATTGCCGAAGTGTTGACAAACCATACTTGCACTCTTAAAACCGTTTGTGATTTAAGAACTCAAATTATTAATTTGAAAATAGAACAAGATGAAACAAAAAAGAAATTAACAGATCTTGTTAAATCATTTAAAGAAAGTAAAGAACCAAAAAAGAAGAAAGAAGAACCGAAACCAACCAAGGAGAAGGACTAATGGAAGAATTTTTTATTGGTATTGCTACTCCGTGCAAGATCATTGCATGGGTATATACAATTTTAATTCCCGGCACATTAATTGTTGGGGCAGTAGCAAGGGGTCTAATTAAATGAGCAAAAAATATGATGAAGATTTTCTTTTTAATCCTGTTTCTATGGTTATTGCTGGCGTTGGCGGTCTTATGGCAATCACCATCATCATATGGGGAACATGTGCATTGGGGCGTTGCTACGATGTATGGGCTCAAGGGAAACATGGAGAAGCCGAACTTGCCCGAGCCGAGTCTAACCGATCAATTAAAACCCTTGAAGCGAAAGCAAAAATGGAAAGCTCCAAGCACATGGCAGAGGCTGAAGTGATTCGTGCTCACGGTGTGGCCGAAGCCAATCGCATCATTGGAGACTCGCTGCGTGAGAACGAAGGGTATTTAAGATATTTGTGGATACACAATCTTGCGGAATCGTCTAATCAAGTGATATATGTCCCAACAGAAGCCAACTTACCCATTCTAGAGGCTAACCGTCTAAAAGGAATCCAAACATGGTAATTGAATCAAAAGAAGTGTATGTAACCGGTTCTGATGGAGTCCGGTATCGTCTTGTGGCTGATAAATCAAAAAAAAATTCTCGCAGCAATAAAAAACGCAAGCAATTCAAAGCTTATGGCGGTCTTTATAAAGAAGACGGGGAGAAAATTCTGCAATTGCTCCAGAATTGCGTTCGTTTGTCCGGTGCCAAATGGAATGCCAGCGATGTCGTAAGCGGTCTTTTGCTGGAATACTTCAAGCAGAACGCCGATCTAGAAAAGATCAGCAAAGATCTTATTAATGGATGTTACAACTCATGAAAAATGATACAATGGAATTTACTATGAAAGAAGTGTTTTTGGCTTTACAGCCTCAAGATGGCGATAGAATGACGGGCGGAGATCCCGGACTGTGCATTAGTCGTTGGATAAGTGACGCCGGTCTTATTTCTCAATACATCCAGGCTGGATGGTATGTCTATCGAGTCAATGGCTTCCAAAGAATCACTGACGTGACTGTTGAATTGAAAATGGAGAAAAAGGATGCCTTTACCTAATCGGATCAATCCCCCAAGTCAGATAACTAGTGCGGGCGGTAACGGCTCGCCTTTTGCGGGACAGGGACGTGTCGCCGTTCAAGCACCCCCACGCCCAAGACCATTCCCTTGGCCGTACCCATCAAGTGCCACCCAGGGCGCGGTTGGCGGGGCCGGAGGCCGGGGGATGGTTGCCGTTAGCTTGCCCCCTTACTATGGGCCTTTTAATATGTATTGTCCATACCAAGCGCCTAGACTGAATGGATTGCCAAACAACCCTTTAAGGTCATAATGATTAAAACTTTTGGTATCGTTGAAGACGAAGTCTTAAAGCAAATGCAGGCCGCAATGGGAAAAAGCGATGCGTCATATGGTGTACTTTGCGCAGACAATCATTTAGGGTATTCTGTTCCTGTTGGTGGGGTATTGGCTTTGGAAGGCTCTATTTGCGTCAATGGTGTGGGATATGACATTGCATGCGGGAATAAGGTTGTCCGTTTGGATTGTGACCCTTTAGAAGTTAAGAAAAACATATATCGAAACATGAACGAGATCCAAAAGCACATAAGCTTTGGTGTGGGCAGAGTGAACAATGAAAAAGTGGATCATGAGATTTTTGATGACCCCATTTGGGAAAGTATCCCTTTGCTTTCCGGGATCAAGGACAAGGCTAGAGATCAACTTGGAACTGTTGGGTCTGGTAATCATTATGTTGATGTGTTTGTTGACGAAGCATCTAGAATATGGGTGGGAGTCCACTTTGGTAGTCGCGGCCTCGGTCATTCTATTGCAACGCATTTCGTTAAAAAGGGAGGGGGAGTAGATGGAGTACATGCAGACCCAGTTATTTTTAGCGAAAAGTCTGAACTTGGAGAGCAATATATTAGATGTATGGAGCTTGCTGGGCGATATGCTTACGCAGGGCGAGATTGGGTATGTCAACGAGTTGCGCAGATTCTTAGAGGTAACATCATCCAGGAAGTACATAATCACCACAACTTTGCTTGGCGCGAGCGCCATTTTGATAGAGATATGTGGGTCGTCCGAAAAGGATCGACTCCTGCCTTTCCTGGTCAAAAAGGCTTTGTTGGAGGATCTATGGGAGATATATCAGTCATACTCCGAGGAGTTGAATCACAAGCATCAAAACATGCCTTATATAGCACCATTCACGGTGCAGGACGTGCAATGGGAAGAACTGCAGCAAAGGGAAAGCGAGACAAAAGAGGCAATATCACCAAGCCAGGACTTATTAGCCGAGACTCGATGCAGGATTGGATTAAAGCCAAGGGAGTCGAACTCCGAGGAGCGGATGTGGATGAGGCTCCTCAGGCTTATAAACGTATCAAAGATGTTCTCGAAGCCCACAAAGAAACCATAGAAATTTTGCATACTCTGAATCCGATTGGGGTTGCAATGAGTCCTGGTAACATTTATGATCCTTACAAAGATTAAGGATTAAAAACTATGGCAAGACTAGGATTTAAAGGACCGCATACAGATGAAACTAAGAAAAAGATCAGCGCAACCTTGAAGGGAATTCATCCAGTTGGTTTTAAAAAGAAAATAATCTGTCCTAATTGCAATGAGCCTATGACATGTCCCAATCTTCCGCGACATCACAAGTTATGTCTTCTTTTTTCTAAATACAAACACTTATTTCCATCTGCTAAAACATTGCGTCAATTTAAACATGCTAAAGTTTGTTTAAATTTAAGTTATAAAATAAATCTTGAGACTTATCTAGAAATGGTAGAATCACAGAAGGGATGCTGTAAAATATGTAAAAAAAAGCCCGATAAGCGTCTATCAGTCGATCATTGTCATAAGAGCGGTCGAAATAGGGGATTGCTTTGTAGTAATTGTAACTTTATCTTAGGTTTATGTTGCGATGACATTAGTATTTTAGAATCTGCAATAAAATATTTAAAGGACTGGTAATGGTACAACTTCGAAAAAATTTTTTAAACAAGTTTCATGAATTTAAAGACCTAGATATTTCTTTTATAATGGTATCCGAAGAAGACGGTTGTACGTTCCACTTTGATGCTGGTCCAAGTTGTACCATTTATGATGGTCGCCAATCATGTTGCGAACATCGATGGATGACTTGTGATGACGATCTGAATGAACATCGTGGCTCTCGTTTGTTGGGCGCTGAACTTCTAGATGATAGTTGCGAACCTGGCGAAAATGACTATGAACACGATATCGTTTTTTTAAGAATAGATACCACTACCGGAAGTTTTAAATTAGTCATGCACAACAGTCATAATGGATGTTATGGCGGTTTTGCTCCAGAGATAAGAGATGGCTCATAGCTCAGCGGTCGAGCGTCGCTTTTACACAGCGAAGGTCGGTGGTTCGAGTCCTTCCACCCTGACATTTTAACCAGGAAATAATATGCCCCAAGGAATGGTTTCAACACCCCGACCGCCATCGCCGGTCCCAAGATCGCCGATGAGCGATATTTCGCAAACGCCCGGGACCAATGGCCCCGCGCCGCGAATCCCAACACCCCCAGGAGTAACCCCGCAATACCCAACCCAGTAGGCATATGATCAATATATTTATCCGAATAGTACTTTTTTCTTTATGTTTTTTAGACTGCGGCTGTACGCTCTTCAGAAAGGACTTGGGAGACGTTGAAATGCAATTGATGACTGAAAGTGTGCTTAAACACCACGAGGGCATTGAAATCGACTTTAAGCCCATTCCTGAGTCAAAGAAATGACAAAGTACAAAATAGCATCAGTCATGAAAAGATTGGGCAAGTTAATAGAGTCCGTTGACGGCGGTGAATATTATGATCTGCCAGAAAGATTCACCTCAACGCTTTTGGACCTTGGTTTTATCAAAATGCATAGAGAATGTGTTCGCTACAATATCGGAATATTCAGTACTTCTGAATTCCTTCCAACCGAACAAGGCCGTGAAGAATATTTTAAATGGATAGAAAACCATGATCATTGACATCATAAGCGATTTGCATGGTACCAAGCCCAAATTAGATGGTGGAGATCTTCTAATTCTTGCGGGAGACTATACTTCAGCGGACACCACGGGTCAATGGCTTGCCTTTAGAGAGTGGTTAAGGGATCAAAAATATACCAAAAAAGTCATGATCGGGGGCAACCATGACATGTCCATTGAAGATGGAAGGTTCTATTTCAATCACGATTGGCTTGGAGCAACATGGTTAAAGGACACTGGCACCGAATTCGACGGCTTGAAAATATGGGGCTCTCCCTGGACTGCTTGGTTCGAAGGAATCAATCCCAGATGTACCGCATGGACTCTTAAAACCGACAAAAAATTAGCAGAAAAATGGGATTTAATCCCTGATGATACCGACATTTTGATCACTCATTCGCCTCCATACGGTATTTTAGACGAAGCAATGCATACTCATAACTTCCAAAGCGTCGGCAGTAAAAGTTTATTGGCCAGAGTTCATAAGATACGGCCAAAAATCCACGCATACGGCCACATCCACGAAGGATACGGCCAATATAAAGCAGAAGGCGTTCATTTTATCAATGCAAGTATTATGGATGTTAATTACAAACCTTCAAATAAACCAACAAGAATTGAATTATGATCCCATGTAAAATCCGAGGATGTCGAAATCTCCAAAACGTTTGCAAAGATTGCGGACGCATTGTTTGTACCATGACTTTCCAACCTCCTAGTGATTGGATTTGCGTAAAAGATCAAGTTCCCCCCGCCATGAAAGATGTGCTTCTTTTAGCAGGCAATCTTGTTGTGAAAGGCTGGAATGAATCGGTTCAGCCCGAAGAAGACCCATCGTATTGCAGTTACCAAGATTTTGATTCAGATGAGATAACTCACTGGATGCCTTACCCACAACCATAAGGAAAAATATGAAAAAATTATTGCTAATGTTTATTTTAGGCTGTTCTTGTGTGGCTTATGCAGATCCCGGCATCATGATCGACATAGATATTATTTTTGAAAGACCATCCGGTCCCGGCGGAGTGGTAATGGGGGACTCATGCAAATAGTATTTGTATTGATTCCAAAGACTTGGAAATCGATGGTAGATTTTTTCAAAAACCATAGAAAACCAAAAGAACCACCACAATGATTTGGAAATCCATCAAAGAAGAATGGCCATATAGCAACGATGAAGTATGGCTAAGATATACCAAAGATGGAGTCAACTACATCGAGGAAATTGTGCATGAGAAGTCTTTGGATCGGATTGATTGTTTGGGAATACCGGAATGGCGCGAATTAGATGCTCCAGAATGGATGAGCGAACACCAAAAAGACAAGTTCGAGCAAATGCGCCAACAAGGCGTAAGTTGGATCAACCGGATAAGTAATATCGACACCGAGGACTATGACAAAAGAAATCAAATGTAAATGCAAACTTTGTAGGGCCAGACATCGTGAAAGTTTTGTCATTCAATTCGAAGACAAGATTGTCTGTTATGATTGTTTTTGCGAATACATGAAGATTTTTCGCGGCTATAAGAACCGACAGGCCCGTAAGAATTTAGAAATCCCCATCATAAAAAGGATTGAAAAAGATGAGCGAATATCCGAAGATACACAGTTTATGGAAACGACAAGGATGGTATTTTGATGAACAATGTAAAAAAGATCCAACCAAACAGCAAGGAAGACAATCTTTTATTGTTGGAGACTATGCTTGTGAGGAG